AAGTAAAGGAGAGAAAGAAAAGAAAGAAACAATCTCAGGGAGTAGGAAACAAGAGAAGTTGGAGAACATTTAAATCACTCGTAGATACGAACAAAGTATTAAATCTTTATCAGGGTAATGTGATACCACTGGCTAGAATATTAGATAAGGTATCTTTACCAGTTAAAGATGAAAATACAGGAGAAGTTACAAATGAAGGTGAAGTTAGTGGAACAGGTAGACAATCAAAAGAAGAGAAGAAATTAGGTGATAAAGCAAGACATAAACTACATTTTGACAAACTTCGTGAGAGAAAAAGACAAAGATACCGTCCACAACAAGCTAAGGATAGAAAGAATATGATACCCACAGATGAACAGATAGCAGGTAAAAAGGCTAAGGAAGCTAAGGAAGCAGCAAAAAGAGCAAAACTTGAATCAGCTAAGAGAGAAAGACTTGCAGCATCAAACCAAGCACAGTATGATAAACAGCCCAAGCACAGTATGATAAACAGCAAATAGCAGCACACCGTCAGAGAAATCTTATAGGAGCTAAAACACCATTCACAGATAGAGGAAGAAAAATAAGCGACATAAAAGAAGAACCCATAATTGCAGAGAAATCATTATTTAATAAAATTTACACTAACATATCAAAAAAAGAGCCAAGATCTAATTTTTGGGAAGAATCAGATATGAATACAGCAGAAAATATAACATCTGGTAAAAGGGATATACCTGCATCAAGAGTTGGTAATAGAGGAGACAAAAAAATAGGAAATACCAAATTGGATACATCATCTACCCTTGAAGATAGAATTAATCTTAAATTAAGACGAGGGGAACGTCTACCTAAAGGTGGAAAACTAAAACCAAACTTAGCGAGTTTTGATCCAGATTTGGCAGTGAAGTTAACAGGTAAATCATTGTTTGATAAGATTAAAGAAAACATAACAAAAAAAAACTAAAAAAAGTCGGATCATCAGCAATGATAGATCCAAACAAAGTTAATCAGGGAGCAGGATTTGGGATTAGAAATCTAACACCACCAGAACGTAAGAACTCTGAAAATAAAAAACCTGATTCACCTGATATTTGGAATAAGAAACCTGAAAAAAAAACTAGGACTATGGAAGCCAAACTGGGAGATGGTAAATATGACTACGTGTTTGGAGAACTAGAATGACAGAAAAATCATGTCCTTTCTGTAAGGACTTTGCTGCACTGACTGCAGAGCATCCAACAAAGATTGAAGAACTTGTAGATATGGCAAAGGAACATGATAAAGATCCAGAAACGTATCATAAAAATGTTGTAGCACACATGAGAAGATTGAATGAAAGCCAAGACAACTGGAAAAAAATCAATAGGGCATTATTACTTAAACTATACGATGAAGAAGGATGTATATATTGTAGAGTTAGTGATGTATTTAAAAAGCAAAAACTACCAACACATAAACACTTAGAGGCATATAGAAGTGCACATCATGATGCATTAAATACAAACCCAGTATTTCAGAAAATGTCACAGGAACAAAAGAATGAACAGTTGGCTGCTGTTGAACATGATGTTAAAATATTTGAGATTCATTCAAGAAAACCAGACGAGGTTCATGATATGATAGACTATAAAAAAGGTATCTATCGTGGAAAAAAACCAGATGAAAAGAATGCAGCAACAATGGCAGTATCTTCACCAAAGACAGGTGAAACTTGTAACTGTGAAACTGGAGACCATGCAAACTCAGGTGGTCAAGAACATGGTATGTTTAATCAAGATATAGGAAGACAGAACTGGCAGGGTCAGGGACTTCCACAACCAGTACAGGACAAGGACAATTGTCAGTGTGATGAGAAACCAGCAGAGGCAAACAAAGTTCCTAATGCAGACGCAAGACTTGGAGATAACGAAGATGAAAAGAAAAAAGCATACTGTCAATGTAATAAAGCTTATGACGCTGAAGGTAAGGAGTTAAAAGTTGTAGTTCCATTACATGCAGCACGACCAACAGGAGGAAAAAGTGGTAAAGATTTTTTACCTAATGCAGCAGAAATTGATGAAAAGGTAGCAGAGCATTATGGAGAAATACCACGATCACATGTAGGTGGTAGACATAATGCACCACCAAAAAAACAGAGTAAAGGTGATAAATTTATGAGTCGTCATATGTCTCCAGAAGCTTTACAGCATCATGAAATGACAACATATGATCCAGACTTGGCAGAGAAACTTACTGCTGTAATTCAAAAAGCATCATGTCCTTGGTGTAAGGAAAACGCAGAACATCTGAAAGAAATAAGAGATCATATAGATGGTATGGCAGTGAGTGCTCAACAAAAAACAGATATGCATGAAATGGTTAATGAGGGACAACTGAGTCATGATGAAAATCCTGATAAAGCACATGAATCTTTTGCACGACATGTTGGTTATGGAAAAGTACCAGACAAAGGAAAGTTTGTTTTTGGTCTAGGTAAATATAAAAAGTTAGATAAAGCAGAAGATGATGAACCGATATCAGGTACATCTACTGGTTCAAAAGTACCTAATCCAAAGAAGTGGCTTAGTAAACCAAGTGAAGAGAATCCTAATGGTGTTCTAAATCCAGATTGGAAAAAATGGAGATTGACAAGAAGAAAGGAGTTAAAAGTGGGTAAAAGAGAAACAGACGCAAAAAAACTTATTGAAAATATGGGTGTTGATACTAAACTTAATCTTGAAACTCAGGCAAAATTAATCTCTGCAGGAACACAGAATATTAATGATCGAAAGAGAGATGAACAAAATAAAAAGAGAAAACCAATGACCAGAGGTGCACTGGCTGCAAGAAGAAAAAGACTATTAGGAAAGGCTATACTGAGAATAAAGGCTATGCTTGAAAGTTTAAAAGCAGAAGAAAACCAGTTCGGTGCATGGGGTCATAGAGGCTTAGGTGAAGGTGAAAATTCTACTGACATACAAGGCTCTGGTGACACACACTTAATTTCACCTGTAAAACAAGAGGAATTAGATAAATTAATGGCAGGTGCTAGGTATTTACCTAGGTCAGTATCAAGAAAAAAGAAGCCTTAATCCTTTATATACGAATCTTTATAAACATATAAATATTTAAATACTCAATAACTATGACTGACGAAGAAAATTCTAAAACTGAAGATTCAGTCGAAGAAAAGGAAGAAGAAGAAGATTCTGAATCCGAATCCGAGAATGAATTTCCAGAGAGAGAAGAAGAGAAAAAAGCACATTTCGAAGAAGCTGTCAAAGCAACCTTTGATACATTAGCAGACCAAATGAAATCTATTGCAGAATCACAGAAAGCTGTAGTCGACTCTGTAAAGGGCTTTAGTAAAAGAATTAAAGCACTTGAAAAACCAACAGATCTACCTTTGAGCCCATCAGGCACTGAGAGTGGTGACGATGTTGGAGCAGATGTCAAAGTTCCTGAAGATCCTTATCCACAAGGTCAACAAGCCAAACTGGATGAAGACGGAAAGGAAACTGAAAACGACGAAGCAAAACTGCAGATGCAACAGAAACCAGTTGGTAAGACACAACTAGTTCAGAAATCTGAACACACATTCTCCACAGAAACTCCAAGACCAAACTCAGCACTTGAAACACTAGAGAAATCTGGTGGTCAGGACTTTTCACCTATTCTTAAAGATGCAAGAGCAGGTGGCTATGAAGGACTTTCAAAAGTTGCAAGAGAAATCTTGAGTGGTAAGTACTACAAACCATCTAACGATGAGGTAGGACAGTGGTAGAAATGGTACAGATTAAAACTATCGATGAATTAGAGGCACTGTATTATGGCTACAATCGAAATCTCTTAAGAAAAGCCGACGCACCAGCAACAACCTCCACAGCAGGCGTTTTCAACGCAATCTATGGAGCATATGCATGGGCACAACTTAACCTCGAAGCAAATGCTTTCGGAATCCTTCCAAAATATCCTTGGGATAAATCTGGATGGAGGGTTATAACTGCAAAGCCAACTCTAAATACTAACCAAGGCAACACTGCTTTAGGTGGTACTGCAGAGGGTGGTAACATTGCTGAAACAGTAAAACCAACACTACAAGAAATTGATGTTCGACCAAAGACAGCACAACTGCCTTTCTCAGCATCAGAGGTAATGGAGTGGTTGGCTACGCACAGCAAGGACGACATTTGGGGTGGACTTGGTTCACTTCGATTGTACATGGCAGTACAGCACAAGGAATTTCTTAACAGAATGCTTTTAGCAGACGTAGAAGGAACTGTTACAGGCTCTGGTACAAACGCTGGAACAACAGACTTTGAATCATTGGACAGAATTGTTTCATCCAACGCAGAGGAATCTGCATTAGGTGCATCAACCACTGGCTATTATGATCCTTGGGCTGCCAACGCAACCATTGACAGAGACAGTTCTTCAACTTTCGACTGTACAGTTGAAAGTGCAAGTGGTACAATAGGTACAAATGGTGTTCTTACCGACGACACTCTAAGATCTTTCTTACGAAAGATTAGGATTGCTGCTGGTAAAGATCCAAACGTATTCTTAGGTTCTCATGAGGTTTACTCTGAGATCCAAGGTCTTTATATGCCATCTGTCCGTATTCCAAACCCATATGGTGAGGCACTCGTACAGGTAGACGTAAATGGTATACAAACCTTTAGAGGTACTGGCGTTGGAATTCACGTAGACTCGATCTATGGAATCCCATTCATCCCAAGCAAAGATGCTCCAAGTGACTCAGGCGATGCTACCGAAATTGGTAGATTGTTTGCATTTGATACATCTGACGCAGAAGGATATGGATACCCAAGAATTGGTATTCAAATCGCTATTCCTACTGAGTACTACGAAGCAACTCGCAGAAGTCCAGCATATCCATTTGTCAACAATGCATTTGTTGAGAAAGGCGTATTCAGGACAATGGGAGAAACTGTCTGTAGACACTTCAAGTCTCAAGGTAAAATTAGAGATATTAAACTGTAATAAGTTTATATCCAATATTTTTTTTTATAAAAATAAATAAATAGTAGTTTATATAAGCTAATGAATGATAGTATACATTATTGTGGGGTTAGTTGTTGCAGGAATACTAGTACTTCTTTTTAAAAAAACTGATGGTAAAGCATATTTTGATTTCTCTTTAAAATGTAAAGAATGTGGCTGGCATAAAGGTGTCTTAAAATGTATGAATTGTGAAGACAGAAAGAGAGACAAGTGGAGGTAATCTTTAAATGGATGTAAGAAAGGGTGGTATTATGGTACAAATATATCATGTTGACAAGCTAGCAAAGGCGAGAGATTTAATCATCATATTCCTATTTGGAAGTATCCTGATAGAATCACTCACAGGAATACACCTGCTAGGATCTTGGTGGCAATAATCTTTATAAGTCTTTAGATATTTCTAATATCAATGGCATTAACAATCAGTTCATCAGATTGGACAAACGCTAACGTGAGAAAAACACT